ATAAAAACTGACTTGCACCAGTTTTCCAACTTTCAAAAACCAATTTTTGATTATCTGTTGCTGGTTTAATAGCAACCATATTTTTACTTGTTATTTCTAATTTCTTACTCATTTTTTACTCCACTTTACATAGTATCTTTTAGGGTTCTTCTTTCCATCATTATCTAAAACTGGAACACTGTCAACCTTGAACTCTACCAAATCAAACCCATAACGATCTGTAAAGTATTTATTATGTTCTATACTCCAAGGAAAATATTCTACATTACTTGTAGATTTTAGGGCATTACCGCCTGGTGTCCAATTATTAACCCCCATATTTTTAATATCATTTCTTCTAAGTCTAGTGCCAGTATTTTGTCTCCAAAAAATAACATCACCACTCTTAGTTATTTTACTTAAATGTTTTATTTGCATTTCTACATATTCTTTATTATAAAAGTTTATACTACCTAATACCAGAAAAGTATCAAACTTTTTATGTGGTGTGTAATCTTCAAATTTTATCATCTCGTCTGCAGCTTCGTTGTATGGATCAATCCCATATAAATCATCAAAGTATGGTTTCCACATATTTGTACCACAACCTATATCTAATATTTTTGCATCTCTAGGAATCTTTCTTAAAAGTTCAAATCCAGTGTGTCTATATTTGTAATATAAACTTCTGATTCTAGTATCTATTGTGTGTCCATCTTTTCCTAAATGAAACTGTTTAGAGTTCATATTTTAATCCACTTTGCATAGTATCTCAAACCTTTTAATTTAGAGGGATAATTAATACCACTCTCATCTTTAAAATCTACAAATTCAAACCCATATTTAAAACTAAAGTAATTATTATAGTTCCAATCCCAAGGAAAAAAACTTAAAGATTTTTCCTCTTCTGGTAGTCTATTAATTTTATTGTATCTAATATTTCTTTGTTCAAAAGCCTTCTTAAAGTTGGGATTATCTCCCATTGATTGTCGCCAAAAAATAATATCACCACTTTTAGTTATTTCACTTAAATGTTTTATTTGTAATTCTATATAAGTTTCATCATAAAAATTTAAACTTCCTAATGCTAAAAATATATCAAAATTTTTGTGTGGTATATAATCTTCAAATAATATTATTTCATCAGCTTCTTTATTATATGGATCTATCCCATATAAGTTTTTACAGTATGGTTTAAATAAATTATAACCACAACCAATATCTAATATGTGAGCATCCTTATCAAACTCCTCTAATAACTTCCAACCAGTGTAAGTATACTTGTTATAATCTGGCACTTTTTTTTGTAAAAATGGCATTACTTATATGTGTGTCTACCACCAATAGTTTCTGTTTTGTTTAAGTTATGTTTAGTCGATACACTCACTGATGCTCCAGTTCTTTTCTGAATGACACCTCTTGCCTTTTTCTTAGCATTTGTTTCACCACTACCATATCTATCTGCAAGTGGTGAGTTTGGATGTGCTTCTGCAATCCTAGACATGTTCTCTTTGAAACCATCATCTACCTTATGTGTTTTCCCCTCAATACCACCTACAATTGCAACAGGCATCAGAACTTGTCTCACATCTGGGTTCTCTTCTAAATACTTTTCTTTCTTTGCAATGCTCATAAAGTCTGTCCAGAGTTCCATCTGGTCTCCATGACATTCTTCTCTTTTAAATGTATATGTCGGCATAATTTTCTCCTATGTTTATATATGTGTCCATCGCCACACATATCGAGGATTCTTTATCAAATCCTCACCATCTTGACACATTCCTATACTTTCTCTATGTTCTGGCACTTGTTGTTGTATTCTCCAATGGTCTTTTGTCATCAATCTTGTATCCGTGATACCAATACCATCTATCTGTGTTTTAAAACCAACCTCATCACCCAACATTGTAATGTTTTCTTCATTCCATATTGTTCTCTTACTATTTGCATGTAATATAGCAGTTCCATCTTTTTTTAGTAGATACTTTATTACTTTAATAACTCTTCTATTATATTCCCAATCCTCTGGCGCATCTAGTTCATAAACTGACCATGGGCCAAAACAAAATACAAAGTCTGCAACATTAGGTTTGAAGATATCAGGCAAAGTATTTACATCTCTTTGTAAATCTACTTGTGGTAAATGTGTAAGGTCTACACCAATAACATTTCTTACAATCGGTTTGAAATAGTTAGCACCACACCCCAGATCAATAACTAAATCTGGTTTATGTGCCGCTATCTCATTTGCTAACTTTTCACCAGAGAGAGTTCTGTATTTTGGTAGGTTTTGTCTAGTATCAAAATCCACTGGATTTGTATATCTCTCTCTAACATCATCTATTTCTACACCACTAATATTTCTTTTTTGATGTAGTCTGGAATCATAATCGTTCATCGTGCCATCTCAAAGTGCATCCTTGGTCTTACCCTAGTTTCACCCTCAATATACCATTCATGATTATGCCTTCTGTTCCATTCATTTACTACAACATCTTGCACATTTCCAGAGAGTTTAAATGGATCACATCTTGGGTCAGTTACCACAGAATCTTCTGGCGCTTTAACACCTAATTGTAAGTAGCCTGGCTCCTTCTCTAAATTACTTGTAACACCGTCATAATACATTTGTAAATGTTCATCTGTCATCATACTTACATCTGTATGTTCTACTTCTATGTTTATAACATCCATGTTAAATTCTTTTGCCCAGAAGTGAACCTCATCAAATGTCCACTGATAATATGGATATCCTGCTTTCTTAGCTCTTTTATCATCGCCTGGCCCACCTGGCCTTGCATGTCCAAATATTCTTGGTGACATCTTTGTAAAGATATCAAAGTTCATATACATATCTTCCATAGTTCCAAAGTTAAATGTTCCTACACAGTATATCATATCAAACTTTGGATGTTCTTTTAGATAAAAGTTTCTAACATTATCTACAATGTCAGGCCCAGTGGAATGTCCAAAGTCACGATATTCTAAAAGATCGATGCCCGTAAGCCCAGAGATATGTTCTTTAAATTTATTTGCACCACAACCAACATCTAAAACACTATTTGGTTTTACTTTTTCATTTATATACTTTACGCCTGGCGCTCCAGTGATACTTCTGTACATAGAAAAGTTTCTTAACACTGGATTAGAGAAATCTGAAAAGTGTCTTTTTAAATTACTTATTTCTGTTTTGTTCATCTACTACCTCATAATGTTCGCCAGTGTTTCCATTTTGGCCAATAATATCCATTCTTCTCGTATGTTCTTCTTCGTTGTTATCCCATTTTAGTTGATTATTTTCATCCACTAATTCTTTTATTCTTTTAAGTAAAGTATACTTTTCTTTTGTTAATTCTGCAATCTCAAGCTGATACATTTCAGCTGAAGATATACCATTCTGGTTGTTTTCTTCCATTTACTTTACCTTTCCATGTAGCAAAACTTTTCTTCTCATGTATATAGTAGGTATGATAAGCCTTAATAGGATTGCCTGGCACTTTACAGTACTCTGGCATACATTGAGGCATCTCTGTTAAACCTTTCTTATCACATAAGTTATGCGGCGCTCTCTGCAACCAAAGAGATGGTTTACTGGCACCGTGTATTTTGCCATATCTATATGTGTATTCTGCAAGTGTAGCCATGTACAAAAAATAGAGGTAATAATAATTACTTCTACTTACTCTTGCCCAAACTGCTGAGGGATGGTTTACATGACCTGCTTTATAAAGATTATTTTCTCTTTCGTCATGCAATTTCCATCTTTTTATTTTATGATTATTTTTAGTTCTACCTATATACAATTCACCATCTAACAATCTATGCGCTGTAGATAACAGTTGTGCATACTCCGTACACATCTTAACAACATGTTTGTCTAGATGCATAGAGGCACTAACTGATGGATCTTTGTCTAAGTAAAATATATTCATATCGTCCTCATATAAAATAGGACTTGAGGACTCTCAATCCAAATGTCAAGCATTTGATATCTCATATTATAATTCTCATCATCATATACCCCTAACTATAGTTATCGCCTATTTTAATTATATAAATCATATCATACAATTGAAGAATTGTCAAGTACTATTTTGTTTTTAATACCCATATAACTTTTTCTTCGCCTGTAACTTCATTTATCAAAGGAATTGCTGGTACATTTGGATTTCTAGTTTTATAATCCATTTCCCATCTATATCCTTGTTCATATTGTTTATTCGCTGTTTTAAAAAATTCAAAATTATCATACATAAAACTACCTAGCATTGATGCAATTATTGTTTCAATCATTTATTTCTCCCACCTATAAAATATGTGATTTTGTATCACCTTGGTTTTTGTTTTTGTAGCTGCCCATTCTGGTAGTACATAATCTGCATGATAATGAGTTGCCCCACTAACGGTAGGTTTGAGTTTCCCATTGAGTACACCATTTGCAACCCATGTAGCGATTACATATGCATTATGTTCTTTTATCTCATCACCTTTTCCGTCACAATACCAACTAAACTGACATCTGTGTTTTACTGGAAAATACTTTCTTTTGTATTTAGGGATTGTTGGGTCTTTTCTTGTTTTCCAAGATTCTCTAACTGGGCCTTGTTTTACAACTTCGCATACAGTATTAGGATATCTTGTATCTGCAACTCTATTCATTACAACTTCTGCAACTGCTATTTGTCCATCTATTGATTGATTCTTTGCCTCGTGATACACATTAGATGCTAAACAAATAAGTGCAGTACTAAGTATTTCTGTTACCATTTTTACTCCATTCTTTATATTTGATCAGAAGAGACTCTTGCATCCTATAAGCCTGTCTTTCCCACGGTTGTCTACAATATTCGTAGTTACTATAATCGTACCCTCTCCAATATACTTCCGATCCTGCTGAGTTTTTATCTTTCAACATTCCTTTAGCGTATTGCATTACATGTACCATTTCGTGAGCGACACAAGTTATTAGGTCATCTCCTTCTAATCCTTTTTCAATATCAATTTCAAAATGATTTCTATAATTGCCAATAGAGCAAAGTCCATCACAATTTGTTTCTTCTTTCAATTTTATGAGATTTATTTCTACATCAAGAGTTCTGAATCTTGGGAGCATTTCTTCTATACAAAAGTATGCAACTTCCCTAACAAGATTTCTCTTGGACTTTGTACTACCCTCTACTGTAACACAGTTATACATTTAATCACCTAATATTTAGTCATTATAAAAAGTGTAGGGGAGGCAATTATTTCCCCCCCTACTGACACAATCTAATCACATTATACTCATCATATATTGATTGTGTCGTCTGCTGTCCTCTTTTGATGATGAGATATGAGAGGCGAGGACATCAGAAACCATTAATCCATACAACCTTGCATCAAACCTTCTGTAGCGCAAGGGTCTTCAATATATCCTACTAGTGCAATACAAGCAAGGATTACAAAAAATAAACCGATCTTCATAATAAAACTCCTAATAAGGTACATAATCTAAATCTGTTCCATATTCAAAATGTCCATTGTCCATATCGAATACACACTGATTGACTAACTTGGCCCAAATCTCTGGAACAGCAATACCTTCTTTCTGTCCAACTTTTTCGCACAACTCAATCTTTGTAATTTTTGCAGAACCAAACTTTCCGATTACTGCATCACCAATTTTCAATTTAACCATTTTGAACCTCACTGTAAAATTCTTCTAGTTGTTCTTCCAACCCCATGTCGGAATCAAACCCAACTAAATCTAAACAGATATCACCTTTTCTTTGTGAAACCATTGTCATTGCAACAGCATCTGAAACTGAAATGGGTGTTCCCATTTTTAGATAGTTAGTCATCTTGTCCATGAATAACTCTGTTAGTGCCCAATAGTAATTTTTAACTTTCATATTATTTCCTCTCATCATTGATTATGTATATACTATACCATGAAAAGAGGGCGTTGTCAACCCCTAAAATAAACCCTTGATAATACAGCGTTTTATCCTACTCCGTTAGCCGAGCCAGACGCTTGTGGGTACGAATCACTTGCAACGATTCGGTTTCCTTGTCTGTCGTAGGCTATTTTAGGAGCATTTGGATCTGGAATCATAAAACCATCATTCCAACCAAATGCCTCTTTTACTACATCAGCAGATAGTCCTTTATAGATTCTGTGCAAGGCTTTGTCTTTAGCACCATTTAGTACTCTTGCTTCTCCAGCAGACAATCCCTCTAACAACTGAATATACATATACTCTCTTTTATTCTGTGTAATATGTCTATCAGCACCTTTGATGAAGTGCCACAACTTTTTTGATTCTGTAGCAAGTCTAGTATGTTCTGTACCATCTGGCGCATCATTTACTTCAAATGGAACGTCACCCTCTGGAATTGCCCACTCGATTTTAGGATCAAATGATGATTTGATAACCATCTTTAATCCAGCTGTATTGTACTTTTTAAGAAGTTGTACTTTTTCTTTTTTAGTTTTTGCTTTATGAACTTTATCTAAAATCTCATGATAAAGTAATGTTATGTCATCGGCCATTTAAAATTCTCCTATGTTTTCTGTTAATTCTCGTAACCGTTTGTTTGTGAAATATGGAAAAAGTTTGGAGCGATCATTGATCGGCGCTTCACAAAAATCAACCATAATATCTTTTTCAAGATTTTCTGGAATCATTTTTAAGTCAATCAACTTTTGATTTCGGATATAGTTTCTTTTAACTTCTTCTTCAAAATCATCTATATTCATATCAATCCATGCTTCAATCTTTTTCTTTGTTAAAGGTCTTTGTCGTAACCCTTCCACAAAAGTGTGATCTGGCGATAGCACATTTGGTACACCATCACTTGCATCACCCTTTAATATGTGTTGCTTTATATATGTCTCTGGGTCTTCTCCATTAACATACTTTTTCAAGATAGGACTATACTGTTTAACATTAGTATGAGTTTGTAATTGAATAAAATCTTTGTCTCCACTTATAATCATAATTTCTTCATCTTGAAAATTCTTCACTAGTGTTGCGATTATATCATCTGCTTCTGCACCATATACTTCAACAAATTTGTATGGTAAGTTTTCTTTAAACTCTGATTTAATTTGATTAAGGCATTCAAAGATAGCATTCCAATCTTTACTGTCTTTCTCTCTACCTTTCTTTCTATTGTGTTTATACTGTTCAAAGTAATCTCTACGCCAATAGTGTTTGGAGTCGTATGTAAGGACAACTTCACCATACTTTTCATTGAACATACCTCTGTATAATCTAATAGAGTTTAGTATCATGTGACGAATCATTTTATCATCTACTTCACTACTATTTGACATTTGTTGAGACATCATTACTGAAGCCAAACAAATTTGGTTCATATCAATTATTATCATTATCTTCTGTATCCTTTACATACTTATTAATTGCATCTCTTAGTGGGTGTTTATATCCTACTTCCCTCATAATAGTTGCTTTCACACATTCGGTAATAAATCTTATGTCTCCCATCATTTGGGGGGATTCAATGTTGAACCCCTCTTCTTTTAAATGTTCGATAAACTCAATAACAATGTTTTCCGTGAGCCCCTCAATGATTAACATATCAGCTTGTACTTTCTTTATCTTAGTTCGTTTTTCTTTAGAAAGTTTCTGAAATGTATCAAACCATTTTTTAGGCCCTTTAACAATTTTATCTTCGTCTACCCCTTCGGTACTATCGTCACCCATTTGATTTTTCTCTCTTGTTCTCTACCATAGAAATCATCTACCCATTGTCCACCTCTAAGATAACCATTTAGGTTTCTTATATAGCTTTCTACATCGGCAAGTTTTGCAATAGAACCTCTTTCTTTCATTCGAGCAGCACGTTTTAGTTCTGGTAATTTATCTTTGTTCCAATTAATCCAATCCTTTACGTTTTTTGCTGTTAAGGGATGTTCATCATCTAACTCTAAGACATTTGGGTGAATTGATTTATTCTGTGCTGGTTTTTTAGCAGCACGAACTTTTTCCATCTTTTCTTTTTGATCTAGCAAGATACTATTCCCTTTCCTCTAATTCTCTTTGTTTCTTTTGCCATCTTTTGATTCCTGCTTTTTTGGCAATTCTTCTTTTTTCAGATGGTTTCTTATAACCCTCTGATCTATCTCTTATCTCTTTCATAATACCCTCATTGAGCATTTTCTTTTTCAAGATTCTAAGAGCTTTGTTTACATCATTATTTCTAACAACTACGGTTAGTCCACCTAATTCTCTTGGGCGTTCTTCTCTCCGCTGGAAATTGTTTCTAGGTTTCCATCCTCTACTATTATCTTTTCTCATCTATACCTACTTAGTAAAGTTGATTGATTGAATAGTACCGTTATATTCAAATGTTAGAACTGAATGTGAATATGAAGTTTTTTGAACCTCATTATATCTAGTAACATTTGAACAGACGTTTCTAACTTCACCTTGTTCTTTACTACCGATATTTGAACCGATAACAACACCTAGTACTTTACCGATATCATTACCATCACCAACTTTATTACCAATGATACCACCGATAATAGCACCTAGTAGTGCATCACCATTACCTTTTAGAGCATTGGTTGTACCACTCATAACGCCACCGTTATTAACTTTGACATCTCTACATACCGTAACTTGGTATGGTACTTGTTGTATGATTGTTTTTTCTATATCTTGAACAGATATAATTTTAGCACCTTGTGGAATAGATTGTCCATAGGCACTCGTTGATATTGCAGCCACCATGGCCGCACCTATTATTGCTTTTTTTAACATATTTAACCTCTTGGTTTGTTATTGTATTTATAGATTAACATAAACTTTAACCATTGTCAAGTGTTTTTTTATGTAATTCTACAAAATATTCTGCATCTATTAGAACCAGAGGCCTTGATTTGTTACGTTTTATTACAACTATAGGTTGATAATCACCAGAGTTTTCATTTGCCTGTTCAAAAGCCTTCCAGACGTTAACTGATTCTTGATTCTTACACTCTATTGAATACGGAAACTTTGCACGAGCAGCACGGGCCATAATCAAATCCTCACCACCAGCACCCATACTTCTGGATTCTACATCCTCTGGGTGTACCTCTAATTTCTCAATCAATTGGTCACGAACCCATTGTTGTAATCTTCTACCTTTAGCTTTCGCTGATTGTGTTTTCATAAAAATACCTTGCTATCAATTCATGTCCTTTTGCATTTGGATGACTATCTTCTTCGGATATAGTCATACCTTTATTTATATCCCAAAAAGTCATACCCCCAAGGTCACTTATGAAAGGCCAACCTATGATATGAGTATCATCTATATTATGTTTTTGTAGTTCCTCGTAAAACTGTTCTATTAGTGGTATGTTTGGTTGGTTGGTGCGATATTCCACTAATCCAGTGCCACACCACTGCAATAATTTTATATTATAATCATCACATAGTTTTTGCAAGGTAGTTATATTTTTTAAAAAACAATTTATTTGGAACTTTGTTGCTTGATTAGGATATTGTAATTCTTTGAGTAAATGTTTATAAACCTCATAGTCCAAAAGTTTTGACCAAGAACTATCAGTAGTAAGGACGTTAACTGGATTAAAATTTTTACCATAAACCCAAAATCTCCACATCGCAGACCATAATATCGCTACGGTGTCAATATCATTATGATTATGAACTATCTCATTTACAGCATGGTAGAATATCTGGTCATTACCAGAACCACCTACTCCAAAATTCTTATATTCCATACTTAAATGCTGAGATAATAATTTAGGCCATTTGGGAAAGTAATATGTTTTCCCAAGATGATATACAAGATTATCTTTTAAATGTGCTTCACCTTCATCTTCTGTGTAACTACATCCAAATGTGTATAACATTAATTCCACTCATCTTCATCATCCCATGCTTCCTCACTCTCGATTTCGTCTTGTTGCTCTTCCTCTAATCTTGCACCACAAAAGGTACAAAACTCTATTTTGTAATGTCTAGTGCTCAAAGAGTGTGAGACTTTAAAATCAGCCTCACACTCTTCACAGTTTATTATTTTTATCATTTAATGCTTCGTTTCATATGCATCCTTCCAATCACCAGATAAACCAGCGACTTCATATTCGGTTACTCTGTTTTCAAAAAAGTTAGTATGATCGGCAGCGTTAAGAATCCACTCCAACCAAGGTATAGGATTTTCTTTTACTTTAAAGTTTGTTTTTAATCCTAACTGTAATAACCTTCTATCGGCAATATACCTTATATATGTCTTTACATCCTCGGCCTTTAAACCCTCTGGTTCTCCTAGTGCATATGTCATGTCCACAAACTTATCTTCTAGTTCAACTATTTTATCGGACATTTTGTAGATTTCTTTTTTAAACTCATCATTAACAATTTTAGGTTTCTCTGAACAAAATGCTCTAAACAGTTTTGCAATACCTTCAACATGCATTGATTCATCTCTTACTGACCACTCAACAATCTTACCACAACCTTTCATCTTACCAAACCTTTGGAAGTTCAATAACATAATAAACGATGCAAATAATGATACACCCTCATTGAATACAGATTTTGCAAGAGCAAGTCCTAAACCTTTGTGTGTAGATACATCTGAATCCATCATATAATCTACTTTGTCTGCCATCTCTTTATATTCCAAGAAAGCGTGGAAGTCACTATCTGGTAAACCTAGTGTCTCATTTAACAGTGCATACGCTCTTTGGTGAATACCTTCTCTTGATGCAAAAGAACCAAGCATATTTCGTATTTCATTATTCTTAAATTTAGGTAAGAATTGGTCGAAATAGTTTTGTCCAACTGCAACATCTGATTGTGTAAACAATCTTAGTACGTTTGTAATATAGTCTCTCTCTGAATCAGATAACTTATTGCTCTTCCAATCTGAAACATCTTCTGATAAATCTACCTCATCTTCTATCCAATGCACCTTTTCGTGTCTAGTAACCATTTCAACTGCCCACGGATAATAGAATGGTTTATATGCTTCTGAAAATGCTAAAAGACTTCCACCACGGATTTTTAGAATCTCATCGGATTTTTCTAGTAGTTGTGAAAACCCACCAATTCTAGAACCATTAACAAAAATCTGTGGAACACTTTGGGTGATACCTTCCCTTTTATTTAATCTTTCTTCTGTATTATTTACTCTTTGATAAAACTGTAATCGTTCATCATCATTTGCCAGACTGTGTTCTGTATATTCAATATTATGTTCGTTGAACCAGTTTTTAGCGTTGACACAATATCCACATGTTGGACTTGTATAAATCTGCACATCCATTTATATTCTCCTCTTTCTATTTAACCTTGACAGGCAATACATTCTTCTTCTTCTTGTTTTAATTCTGAATAATCTCTTAATTTATCCAGTGCGACTTTATCTGAAACTTTTTCTGCTTTTGATGTAGTTTCTGTTCTTAAATAATATAATCCTTTACATTCATCTTTCCATGCTTTAAAATGGGTTTGGTGAATATACTTCTTGGATGCACCAGCAGGAAAAAATAGATTAAGTGATTGTCCTTGACACAAAAACTTTTGTCTATCGCCTGCAAGTTCTACTACAAACTCTTGTCTCAACTCTGTAGCAGTCTTATATACTTTCTTCAACTCATCTGATAAAAATGTCAAATGTTGGACACTACCATTGTTTGTAACGATTGAAGTCCAAACTTCGGAAGTGTTCATATTTAGTCTATTCAATTCTTCTTCTAAAAATCCATTCTTAATTAGGTGTGAACCAGCCCTAGTTCTGTGAGTATAAGCATTTGCTTTATTTGGTTCGATTGACGGTGAAGTGCCCACAATCATTGAAGAATTTGCATTGGGGGCAATCGCAAGTAAGTGAGCGTTACGCCTTCCAGTGCCCTCCATATCTGGAGCTACGCCCCGTTCAGCACCAAGTTTCAAGGTTTCCTCTACTGCTTTCTCTTTGATATCTTTAAAGATTTTTACGTTCAATTCTTTTGCTGTCACACTTTCAAGTGCAATGTTATTCTTCTGCAAATATGAATGAAACCCCATCGCTCCAAGACCAAGAGACCTTTCTTGTTCTGCTGAATATTTCGCCTTTGGTAAAGTATCTGGGCAGTTGTCGATAAAAAATTGTAATACATTATCTAAGAAACGAATCAAATCACTAACAAGATTTGTATCTTTCCACTCGTCATATTTCTCTAGGTTCACAGAGGACAGACAACATACAGCAGTTCTTTCCTCGTTAGTAGGTAAATGTATTTCATTACACAAGTTAGAACCATGTATCTTTAAACCTTTATCTTTCTGTGATTGAGGCATATATCTGTTTGCAGTATCAATAAAATTAATATATGGTTCACCAGTTCTAAACCTAGTTTCTAACAACTCTTCCCACAACTTTCTTGCATCTACAGTTTTTCTTGCAACCTTTTCATTTGGATCAATCAAATCCCAACCCAATCCCCCTTCGACTGCTTTCATAAATGCATCTGGTACATTTACAGCATTATGTAAATTTAATGCTTTTCTACCGACATCACCAGTTGGAATACGAATCTTTAAAAACTCTTCAATGTCTGGATGTGAGATATCCATATAAGCTGCATATGAACCCTTCCTAGTTTTACCTTGACGATAAGCAATCATATCAGCATCTACTGTGTGTAGAAACGGAATTGGGCCTGGAGCAATATTTGATACTGAACGAATAGCATTCCAGTGACCACCAACTCCACCACCTTTTACTGATAACCATCTCAATTCAGCAGTGTGGTCAATAAGTCCTTCTAGACTATCTGGAACATATGTCAAAAAACATGAAATAGGTAATGCTTTAATTTTTTCTTTTGGTAATACTGCATTTGATAAAACTGGCGATGCATACATAAACCAGTTTTTACTAGCAGCATCATAAATTCTCTGTGCAAGTTTTTTATCCCCAAATGAATAACATGCAGCCGCTCTTGCAAATGCATATTGTGGTGATGGTTCATCATCTCTACAATAGTAATCTAGTAATAGTTTTGATGATTGGTCTGATAAATTATCATCTCTTGATAGATCAATATTGATCCCTTGGTAGGTTTTAGACATTTTGTTTGCTCCATAGAGAAAACTTGATCTTGGCTTTTAAACCTTGATAAGTGTTATTGTTAATTATTTCGGTGACTTCTTCTTTGGTTCTTCCTGCCAGTATCATATCATTTATATCTTTCTCTTGTACATTATCCGGCCACAAAACTACTTTATAATCCAGATCAATTATTTTTCTAATTCTTTTTAGTATCTCAACGCCTCGTCTTTCATTATCAAATATAATTATATTATTATCTTTACTCAACTTTGTAAAATCTGCACCAGCAACAGCAATACAATTATCTAGGAATAAACTATCTATGGGGCCTTCTACTACATAAGTTAGTTTGTCTTTTTGTAGTCTTTGAAGTCCATATATATTATCCTTTTCTTCATCTAAACTTATAGTGATATACTTAGGTTGTTCATCACCAAACGCTCTTCCTTGAAAAGCAAACATATTTTTGTTTTCATCCAAGAATGGAATGACCAATCGTGGGTGATCTCCCTTTAATGAGGGAAATTTATTTGGAATTATACTATTTACCCACTTAAAAAACTTGGGAGCATAGAATAATTCAAAGTGTCTATTTGTGGGTATTTTTCGACTATCTACCCATTTCTTTACTGGATGATCAAATCGCAGTGAAGAGACTTTTGTTAGCTTCGTAAGATGGCCATCTTTTAGAAACCTTGGTTTTTGAAACTTACCTATATCATACTCCTCGTCTGGAGTCTTTTTGTAAGTCTCTAGTATATAGTCTTTGTGGATCTTTGGGTCGACAAATTCTAAGAAATTTTTTAAACTTTTTCCTACACCACAGTTATGACATTTATATATGAGATTTTGTTCTTTACGGAATATAAATCCTCTTGCTTTCATCTTTGATTTTTGAGAATCACCACAATAAGGACATCTAAAATTCCAGAGAAAATCCCCCTTCTTTTTAAACTGTGATAATTGGCTAGATATAATATTGACGTATTTGATTTCATTGAACATAGTTATGACTATACTATAAAATCAAGGCAATGTCAAGTGTTATTTAAAGATTTAAGGTAATTAATTTGTGTAGGACAAATCCTGCTACAATAGAACCACCAATGAGTACATGTCTCCATTTCTCTAAAACGCCCACTCTATCGGTAATATCGGTTCTTAGTGTATTAATTTTATCTGTTTGTTCATTATGTTGTTTGGACATTAAATCTGTCATTTCCTTACTTTGATCAGATATTCTTTTATGTAAAAGTTGTATCTGTTCAGAAAAGTCATTTCTTCTTGCTTCTATAGTCCTATTCAAATCTTCTTGTGATTCTTCTTGTCTAGATAACTTTTCTTCATGAACTGCTAACATACGATTGATGCTATTAGAAACATCTGAAATTTTGATAATTGCTGTATCTAATCTAAAGTGTATTTGTTTGATATCAGATATCTCTTTTTTTAGGATTTCAACCTCTGTTTCTAAGCTCATTTAATTCTCTCTCTAATCTATTTAACCTCTTTGTGAGATTGGGGAATTTTTTCATCTGTTTCTCTTCAACTGTCGCTATCTTAATATCATATCGTTTCGCTGCCCAATTATATACTCTTTCTACTTTAGCATAGAACCACAATCCAAATTTAGTTTTCTTAAACCATTCGGCAGATGCATCTCCAATAACTGCACCAGCAATCGCTTTGAATAGGAAAAACCACACTATTCAATCTCCAATATCTTAATTGGGTGTATGTCATCACCCACTCTTTCTATTTGTAACTTACCTTGTTTACACACCCACCTAGGCCCATTCGCACCTTGGTTTCTTCTTATTATTCTTTTTACTTTCAAACACTCACCTAGTGTTTCTCTAGGTGTGAACTCTGTTGGTTTTATATCACCAGACATGAACATCATCAATACAAATCCACTGAAAATTTCCATCTCTTTCTTCCTATTTTGTTTGTCCAATCTTGTCTTTTAATTTATCAAGATTTCCTTCTAGTTTTTTAATTCTTGTTTCATAAAAATCTAGAGTTAGTTTTTGTTGTTGATCATAAGGGGCCTTGCCGGTTTCTATATTTTGTGTAAGTTTTTCCAACTGTCCAGCAATATGCTCAATTAACATAAATTGTTCTGCATCAGCAGGTAAAGAACCCATATCACCTCTAGGCCATTTAATACGAAACTCTGTATTCTTTTCTAAATCAGATGTCATCAAGGTCTGTTCCGTTTCAATAGAATTTAGTCTTTCTATGATACCGAAATAAGCCCAAGTTGCTACTGCAACTGCTATGATGATTGACACCATATTTCTAATGGGCATTGCTACATTAGTATTATCTGAAATCTCTGCCATTTACAATCGCCTCTCCATACTATTTATAAGTTGTCAATCTTTTGACAGTCACTTAAATTTGACATAAACCAAAATATGAATTTTGACACTACTCTTTTGCAGAGGCAGGCCATCTTCCAAACATTCTTACTGCATAATACGAGGCATAGATTTTCAAACTAGATACCTCTGGTTCAGCAGATTTCATACCATCTAAGAATACACGATCTGAAAGATACCTTGCTCTTTTCCATGTTTTCTTATCTACCTTACCACCACCATGCCACCAGAAATGTCTAAGTTTTGCATATAGATGATCGTGGATTACAGCTGCTCTTGCAACATCCCACGGTGAAATAAAGGCCCAGATTGCTCTTGGAACAGAGGCAAGGTCAGTTTTCATACCTTTACCACATGATACTCTGCCTGTACCTTTACCAGTATCGACTACACTTGCGCCACACTGTGACAAAATTGCAACATCAGCATCGTTTAGTTCTTCGCTTTCAAATGATAATTGTTTTTCTAAAACCCAACTTTTAGGGGGTGTAAATTCAGCAACTAATTTACCATTAAACTTTCCCATAGTTAGTCCTTTCCCTTTGGTTCATCCGTTACAGCTTTCTGATAATAGATGATTATTTCTTTTTGTTGTTCAATATATCTTCTCAACTCTGCCATGTCTAATGCCAAGTTCTCATATGATGGAACAGACACAGCGTAAAAAACGTAATCACCATTTTCTTTCGTAAACTTCTCTTTAAACTCTTCGTAGTTTTTTTCCGTAACCACATAGAATTTAACTGGAAGCATTTTAACTGGTTTAGGCATAGGTTTTACATCTATTACTGGTTTAACAACCTTAGTAACAGTTACTATTTCCTTTTCAGGCATCCAACTACAACTACTTAGTAGCAGTAATAGACTCGAACATATCAAGAACCTTTTGACTAGCATCATTTATCCTTTTTTGTGTTTCTTCTGGTTTGTTAAGAGATGCGGCTGGTAAATCTATTTTACTTAGTTTTTTCCTAAGTGTATTACCATATTTCTCTGCATCTATTAACTTTGAAGATAATTCTTTATTCAACTTACTTTGTTTTTCAAAGTTGTCTGTCATTGCTTTTATAGTCTCTTGGTTCTGTTGGTTTGCTACTTCTAGTTTTGCATTACTATCACGCAATACACCAAGTCTCTGTTGTGTGTCATTGTAGTAATAATATGCACCATAACCCACACCAGCGAGTAAACCCATAACTATTAATAATCCATATATTTTAATCATATTTTACCCCTTGTGTTATTTATAAAGTTTCTTTCCTTCTCTCGTCCATGTTTTTTTGTGTACCACACTGTGAATAACATTTTGGAAGATCCTTCTCTGGGTCATTACTCCATAGTAATTCTATATAATCTCTTTGTTTTTTATATTCATTTATTATCTCATCCCAATCATATTTTCTTAAATCTATTTTCATATTTTTTAGAATTTGTACATGTTTATCTTTGTGCCCAACATGATTTGGATCATACTTAGTTGCAAATTGATTATTACCCCACCAACAACAAGGTAAAACATCTCCGTCACATGATATAAACAATTCATCAGTTTCTTGTGATTTACATTTTATTCCACATTCAGAGGTGTTGCCATCGAATGGCGGCAAGCGCCTTTCGTAAGTTGATTCTGTCCATTTCTTTAATTCATTTTTTTGTGGAACATAACTTGGTGTTCCACCAAACTTATCTAACATTTGTTGTTGAACTTTTTTCACTGGTGGTATTCTTGGTTCTTTTATTTCTCCATCTAATAAAATGGTGCGATTATTTCTTCTAAGGATAAATTTTTTAAACCCTATCTTTTTTGCAAGTTCTCTTGCCTCTTCTATTTGATGTTCGTTATGTTGAAATGCTATAAATACCCACTCTGCTCTACCACCATTATCTATAAATGTTTGTGCATTTTTAATAATCGTATCAAAATTAGTATTTCTTCTATATAAATGATTTGTATCTCTCAACCCATCTATACTAAATCTTACATGACTCTTTCTTCTTGTCATGGTTTTTGCAAGTTTTGTCCACCACTCTGTATTTCGCAAAGAACCATTTGTTACGACATGTACCTTACATTCAAATTGTTCTACATATTCTACTATATCTATGAGTTTGGGATGGATTGCTGGATCACCATAATTACCACAAAAATTAACACGCTTCATAGTTTCCCAAGGTATCTTTTTAAGAGTCTCTAATTGTAAATCTATCCAACCAGACTTTTCTATAAATTCTGTAACACCACTAGGTCTACTAGATGTTCTCCCACAAAAAGGACACCCAGCATTACACCTATTAGTAAGTTCTATATGAAGTTTTTTAATATCACTTTTTATCATTCTTTAAACCATAATCACTTTTGTTCATTAATATATATAGTTTTTCTGCAAGTAAATTTCCTACAACATAATCTTGTAAATAATGAAATCCTGCTAAAACTCTACCATATCCACACTCTTTTGCAGCTTTAATAATGCCATCCTTATGTTCTGGAAATTTATTAGATACATACAGTCCAACTAACATTGATTGGCAAGCATGTCCACTTGGATATGATGGTGTTTTATTCGTTGTACTACTCATAGGTTTTATTTCATTATCGTGATCGAATGGTCTTTTTAAATCAAATATTTTTTTAAAATATTTTATTGTGGCTCTACATTGTTCCACAATATCTTCCATTTCTTGATTATGAAATTCCAAACCATATTCGTCTAAGTATTTCTCTATTGCATAATAAGAATTTTCGTCATGTTTCTTAATAGACTCTTCATCTGCTTCTGTTCTTTTTGCCATGAGAGATTTTAATTTTAGGACTTCTTCATCCAGATCGGTATTTGGTTCTGGTAAAGATATTTGTAAATGTGCATTTTGTGGGAAAAACTCAAAATCTTCTTTCTGCATTTCCTTAGTTTTCTTTTTCATTTGGTCAATATATTTTCTAAACACAGCTGCTTCGGCAGTCTTACCCATTTCTTTTGCTCTTTGTTCCATTGCAATTGCGGCTTGTATCTTATGAGCGTGTTTCTTCCCAGAACCTTTTATTTTAGTCACACTCGCTTTAGCAGTCGCAACATCTTTAAACCCCAATCCATGTATTGTTCCTCTAGGATTTTCATCCGTATATAAGTCACTATGTGAATCTGAACCTGCTGGTTGTCCTTTTTTTCTGGGTATTCTGGGATTACTACTTTCAAACTTTAACTTAGGCCCAGAGGTTTTAAAATCTTTCTTTCTCATTACTGTCTTTGCAACGAGTTCTAACTCTCCACCTTTTAGGTTTAACACAAACGGCATATTGATATCTGTTTTCATATCATTAATAACTGCTTCTGCATCAGGCCCTAGTTGTGCAATAGTCTTACCAAATTTCTTGTGTGACTGTTTGAACAGTCGAGTAAGTTCAGAGGGTGTGATTTGTTTCTTATTCCTTGCATCATTTACTCTGTCAAGGAAATGTCTTGTAAACTCTACGTCAATACCAAGAGATGCAAACAATCTATCTGCATATCTCTCTATCTGGTCTAAATCTGTTTTTTTGATTGGTTTTTCTGATTGTGCATTTAAGTCTACCATTGGAACATAGGTATCTAACCCAGGCCCAACATTGCCATCTTTATACGACAAATTTGACAAAGACTCTCTGGTGTGTGTTCTAAAATCACGAGGCATTATAAATCCTCTACTGTTACTTTGCAACTTTAAAAGCGATATTTTGTAGTTTGAGAAAATCACCTTTTTTACCATTCATCATAGGTTTTAACTTTGCTTTATTAGCATCGTTAACCTTATCATAAACTTGTGTAATTACGGATGCTGTCATCAAGTCGCATTTCATAGTGCCGTCTTTAAACTTTAAATTTTTAGCTTGTTTGCTCTTTACAATTGATCTCATTACATCAAGATTTTCTTCTGCAAGAAGAGACTCAATACCAAACTCTTGAACACTTGCAAGTACACTACTTTGAAAAGAACCCTCTCTCATGGATTTCTTTTCTCTTCTCATTTGCAACTTTCTAGCATGTTCTCTATATGCTTTTGTTCTTGCATCTAAAATAGCTTTCTTTTTCTTTTTCTTCATCATAGCATCAGGCGGCATAGCAACTCCACCAGCAGCATTACTGTTAGTCGGAGCATCTTCTTCCATTGAAGCGCCTGTGTATGGGTCTACTTCTGTATATATTTTATTTGACATTTTTGATATCCTCTACACTTACATATATTTTTTCTTGGGTTTTAATATGAATAACTGGAAATATCTCAACACCCAAAACTGTATCAATAGGTGGTTCATCATCATATGCGATAACCTTATCACCTTTTTTAGCAGTTAATTCTTCTTCTTCTTTATTTAGTATATCGTTGATTAGCACATATTCACCTTTGGGTAAAACCTCACCAAAACCAGCAATCTCCTCTGAAATGGTATCGTCCAACTCTATTTCGTTTTCATGTAGAAACTTAACAAATTCTTTTTCAAACACATCTGGATCATCTACAGATTCTTTAAATGTATCTTTTAGTAAGAATAAAGCTGCAGCATATGTACCAACCTTACTTCTAAGCCCAGGCACTTTGTTAAAAATCTTTTTGATGTTGAATACAAGTTTGTGTAGAATAGTATATGCATTTTTTTCTTGTGATGAGACCAAGGGAACTTGTGGTTTCTTTGCTTTATCTTGCATAATACGATTACCCTTTTCGTCAATGATACCCAACTTATAAGCATCAGTGTCCTCAAAGGGTGTTGTTAGTAACCGTAAAAATCTATACGTTACAAATAGGTCTATCGCTCTTCCCATTATAGTTCCTCTAGTTTTTTCAGAACAAAAGAATCTGTTTCTATAATCTTTAGTTCATCTTCTCTCATTATATTTAGGTAAATACAAAACGCTTTTAATGCAGATAAATGTTCGTGTTGTATTTTATGTATAAGAAGAGTTGCACAGGCTTCTGGGCCAAATACATTTGATAAGACTATAATGTGATTGATTAGTAGACGTTCTTTTAAAACACCACTTTCATAGTATTTTCTTAGAAGTCTTTTAATATATTTAAATCTTTTCAGATCGTCTTGAAATTCTTTTTCGCCTTCACAGTGTGGGTTGTTGTAATGCCGTATGGCATACATCATCACATTTTCAGGCGTTATCTTCTCATACATGTACTACACAATGGAAGCATATAGTTTACATGAATTATTTCGTCCTACCATTTCATAATCCACTTTCAACTTCAATCCACCCTCTACCATGTGCGAAATACCATCATCATTTAAAAATTCATCATATGGTGTTTCACCATCTTTACCAAATCTTCCACCCATTTTATTAAGTTGAAGTTCAAATGAACCACTTTGTTCACTCATACTTGGTGCTGTTTCCATACCAATTCCAACAGCTGCTAATCTATTTCTTAAAGTATTAAGAGCATGTTCTGGTAAAATAAATTCTTGATTTCCTATCAATCCAACAAATGCATTAAGTTTTTTTACGACTTCTGGATTTCCTAGTTCAGCAGGATTAATATCTAAATCCACAGCGACATTATGTTGTCCACCATGTACTTCTTTTATGTGTTGTTTAAAACTTTTCATGAGTTACAACCTTCGCAGTTACAGTTTTCGTCACATTGACCTTTGCAAGCACATGAACTGTCGCACCCACAATGATTAGGAGTTTCATCTGAACCATCGTATATTTCTTTCAATTCTTGTCGTTCCATTTTTGACTCCTTAATAGTATATAGTAGGGGAGCAGAACCCCCCTACTATATTAGTTTTACTTTTTAGCGGCTTTTTTAGGTGCCTTCTTAGCAGTTCCTTCTGCTGCTTTTGGAGCAGTAGTTCTGGACATTGCTGGCATCATCATTTTGCCCGCTTTTGATTTGAACCTTAATCCCATTTTATATCTCCTTTTCTAAAGATTAATTGAATAGGGAGGCGAACCCCCCCACTCTTAATTATTAGTTAGCGATATCAACAAGACCACTATCAGCACCAGCATCATGCTGTCCGATAACCGCCCATGAAGAACCAGTCCACATACAGATTACAGCGTCACCGTCATCAACAAAGTTGATGTCTGCATAACCTAGAGGGTCAGCAGGTGTACATACAGATGCACCACCGTCTGTGTCGTTGATGATAACTTTCAACTGACCTACAACTGTTCCGTCTGCAAGTGTAGTAGCGTTAGAACCAGCAGTTTGAAGCAAAGTCAAAGCAGTTGAAACTGAAAGAGCAGCTTGTGTTCCGTCAGAAATATCTTCTACAGAATTTGAGAATCCGATAAAAGATGGAAGGTTGTTAATAAAGTTAGTAACAGATACCTTCTTATTGATTGGTGTTCCAGTTGGGTCGTCCACAACATGCAACAAGTCTGCGCCTGCGATGCCTGTTGAAAGGTCAGTCAGTGCAGTAATTTTCTTATCAGCCATTTTATATCTCCTTATTAAATAGCGTTATTAAATACCTAGACAATTCTAGGAATATTACTGTAGGTACACACTCGGCGTCCTACATCACCCATGTTATTCTTTTTTGGAGACTTTAGATATTTTTCTATCTATCGACTCTTGACTAACATCAATTATATAACCGTTTAGAAGATCTTGAGTTACTTGTTTTGCACCAGTAAGTGCATTTATCAACCCAACATATTCTAATCTCTTCTTGTCATGCAAATCTAGTTCGGCCTTAACCTTTTCTATATCTGCATTTAGTACCATATCCTTTTGCAACACCTTGTTAAACAATACAGCTGCTTTGGTGCCAGGCACTAGTATAATGTTTTCTCGTCCATCTTGCAAATTATCTATTTCAGATTTCATTACCATATTATATTCACCTTTAATTTATAATATTATTTATAAGACTTTTTGGCCTTATTTTTTCAGTTATTATGTAGTAGTAACTCCGTTTAGGATAGAACCAGTTCCACTTGTAGAACCTACTTGTGAGTGTAATACAATATCAGAAGTCTTATCTTCTGCAAGTATAGCATCAAACTCATCAGCACTTGAACCGTTTGTAGCATCAAAGATGATTGTACCACTAGTATCTCTACCTTCTGTACCATCTTCAAGCAATCCAATTTTGACAGCAGTATCTTCACCAGTTCTTGTAATACCAGTAATATCTGTAGTTCCACTATCTCCTTGAACAACTAAGTCTAATCCCTCATCACACAAACTGTCGTGTCCATCAGCAGAGAAGTTTAGAATTACATCGTTTGCAACTGTAACTGGTCTTGAAAGTGTGACACTTGTTCCACCATTTGTTGCAGTAACAGTTAATGAACCATCTTGTGATAGGTCAGTTGAACCATTTTCGTCTGTCAATGGTGTTGCATTTGCCTGTCCGTAAACTTTCATACCTACTGCAATTGTACCAGAGTTACCATCTAGAACCAAAGCAGTTGTTGCTGTTGTAATTGCACCATTTACCGTTCCAACAATAGCAGCAACGGAGTCAAGAACAATTCTACCAGCAGGAACAGCGTCAGTACCACCTTCTTGTCTTATTGCAAGGATAGATGTTCCATCTTCTTCTGTAGCATCAGCAGAACCGTTGAAAACGATTGCTTTTGTGTTAAATCCAATAAAACCAGCAGCGGCTGCTTGTAGTGAACCTCTGAATGTAATTTGGTTTGTTCCAGAACCAGAGTGATATTGGGCAGCAATTGTGTTGTCCTCTACCATGTCTGTCGCACCAAGTCTATTTAATAGAATGTATGCTTTGTTTGTTACTGTTTGGTTCGCTGTTACAGCGGCACTTGTCATGTCTACTGCTTCATCGAATGTTAGTGTTATATCAAATGTTGCACTATCGGCATATATACCGTCTGTCCAATCAATTGAGCGTACCGTAGCCGAACCAGCGACTGCCGCAAGATTTCTAATACAAACTAGGATTTCTGGTTGAGCATCTTTATTGTCATTTCCAGAAGCCGCAAGGCCGGCAGCAAGCGCCCACCCACCACTTGTTGCAATGGCGTTTTGTCTACTTCCCATTGATCCAGCAGCATTATCATCTTCAGGCAAGAATTTTGGTCGGTTAGCGACACTTGTATTTGATCCCCATAAACCCATTTTAATCTCCTTTAGATATTTAATCTATTTCTATTTATTTATAATTATCTGTATCCCAAAGACTTCAATCTATTAATAGTTTTGTTCACACTAGTATGATGAACCCCTATTCCACCTCTTTGTTCCCACTCCTTTATGTTTTTAATATAATCATCAACGAGAACAGAAGGTTTACCATCTTTTGTGGCGTATGCCTGTTTCTGATCTCTTTGTACTAAATGAATGTTACCTCTTTTAACATTCGTATTTTTAGCCAACCACTTCATCTTCCCTGGCCTTGAATTACTATCTCTTTTTGAGTAAGCAGAAAGAATATGTGTGTCATACCTAGCAATAAACTGCCATAACTTCTTAGAAGCAGGCATCCATTCTAAACTTGCCCAGAAATCTTTAGTATCACTAATCTTTTGCCATCGTTCACTTTTATCAGCAGTAACAAATGAACCCCCAGAAGCTTTATCAGCACCAGCCATAAAGTTACATAGGACTTGATCCATATCACAATATATAATAGGCAAATCTTCTTTTGCCGTCATTAACTCCGAAAGAGTTCTCATTTGTTAATCCTTTATTTTAGGATCAATTTCGACCTTTGCAGCTGGTTCACCAGTTGCGGCTTTTGAACCTTTTGCGAAATCTTTTTTCTCTTTCATCTTCTTTTTGTTCTCATCTTCAAAAGGATTCTTACCCTCTTGTCCACTCCAAACTTTCTTTAGAGCTTCCCTCATAGATAATGACTTACCATTCATTGCAGAGAGTTGTTCTTCAACTTCTTTTTTAGATTTTTCATCTACACCAAGTGGAGCCTTTTTTTCTTCTACTGGGTTAGCAGAGGAAAATGTCCACTCTTTAAGTTTACCGATTAGAGTTTTTACTGCTTCAGATTTTTCGCCTTTATAGTTCTTATCAACATAGTCAAAGAACTTCTTTTTGTCTGCATCTGTTTTTAGTTCGCCTGGTGAACTAATCTTAAATTTTTTCATAGCAGCATTAAAGAATTTTTGGTATTCTTCTTTACTTCCATCTGTTAGACTAGCCTTAATCGCCTCTTCAAGACTACCCTCTTTTTTATCAAAATATGCCATTTTAGTCTCCTATTTTTTTAGCGCATTAAGCAAGTCTTTATATGACTTTGCAATTTGGGTTTGAAATTTTTGCTTTTCAATTGATGTTCTTAATTTACTGTACCTATCAAAGACAGCTCTTGCAATAGGTTCTTTTACTTTAACTTTTTTATTATCATTAAACTTGACATCTTTCATTCCTCTTAGACTAATTGTTTTTCTAAGTTGCATGAGGATGTTATTATCAGCTTGTTTGACATCATCATCTGTAGCAAAATCGTCAATATCAGCAGGGTCAACTTTTTCGTTTTTAGGTTTCTCTCCTCTTTCTTTCTTGGAGATTGCGATAGCAGCTTGTTGTGCTCTTGAAGCTGCTTTACCTTCATCAATTTCTACTCCTTCTGGAACAACTCTTAGTTTACCAGCAATGTATAGTGGATGCATCTTCATTGCTTTTTGTGCATCTTCCTCGTCATTACTGTCTACTTTAACTACGAACCTTCCACCTTTAGTCTCTAACTTGTATGCAATATTACCCATTGCATCGTCTACATCAGTAGCGATATTTTTCATTTTACCTTCTTTGACATATGCCAACAGTTCTTCATTTTGTCTTTTCAAAACAGCTGCAACTTGTGAGTGTTTTGATAAATTCTTTTTAATTTTTTCTATTGCTTTTACAGCGCCAGTCATATTACCTTGCTTATATCTAGGATCGGAAGCGATTCCAATTGCCATTTTTACCTCTTTCGGTGAAAAGTTCTCATCAAGGTCTAATGTATCACACTCGTCGGCCAATGTCAAGTCTTTTTCTTCATTATATCCTTCTATTTTGATACTTTTCATTGATGCACCCATATCACCAAGTGCTAGACTTACATTACCGTCTGGTCTCTTGTATAAGAAGTACTTCATACCACCACTAGGGTTGCCTGATTTAGGATCTATTCTTTGCATAGTAATTTTCTCACCCATTCCAGAAGAACCCATCTTAACTTTTCTTTTGGATTTTACTACAAATTTATTAGACATATTACTTGAAATAGATGAATCATAACCAATGTCCAATGTCTGTTTTGGTTTTACTTTATCAAATGCATTTACAGCATCTTTTTTAACATCTTCATTTACAATGCCTGCTTTTCTACTATTAATGGAATCAGTATTTTCCATAACTTTAGCATAAAGTTCGTATATATTAGTATATTTGCTCATGTTAATTCCTTTATAGTATTATTTATAAAATTAAGCACCTGCTCCGTGTATAGTTTTTAGAGTACTTCCAGCAGAGTTCTTAATTAGTAGTGTAGATAGTGTTTTTAATTGAACAGAACCAATAGCATCATCTGCCATATTAGCTTCTGCAATTGTATCATCAGCAATTTCAGCACCTACAATACCACCGTTTTTAATTGTTACGGCACCACTTGATACAGCAAAGTTGTCTGAACTAAATGATGCAACACCTTTATTAGATGTAGTTGCATCTTCACCAGCAATTGTAATTGTATTATTTGAAACTGTAGTATCAATACCTTCACCACCAGTAAAGTTTAAAGTATCTGTTCCTACAGCAACAGCATCATCACTACCACTATCGGCACCAATTGTTAGTGAACTAGATATGGCAGCAGTTGTCATACTAGTAATCAAACCTTGACTATTAAATGTTATAACTGGAATTGCAGTAGTTGAACCTACAGTTGCACCAGTAACAATATCTGCAAGGACATTATTTCTTGTGAAATCTTCTTGTAGTATACTTTGGCCTTCATCAGAACCAGAAGTATTTGTAGCATCGAGAATAATTTCATCTCCACTATCATCTTCTAATGCGATACCATCATTTAAATCATCATCAACATGAATGTACTTCTTTGCAAAATCGTCATAACGAAGCATTGCACCATGAAATCTAGAACCAGAATCTATATCATCCAAACCAAATAGTTTGATTTCTCCACCACCACCACCAGAGATTTCTCCTTGTGCAGTAGCTTTTGCATTTTCAGTAATAATTGGCGAAAGATTTTTAATAGTCTGTCCAAACATTTCCTTAAACTTGGAAAGGTCGGCACGCACCTTTTCTACTTCTGTTCTTTCGTCTATGACTTCTGGATCATTCTTATCATAAGCAACTGTATCAAGTTGTCTAAGAACATCATCAACATAGCTTTGAGCATCATCAACCTTACTTTGAAATACTGTCTTATTATCTTGATATGCCTGTATAACTGGATTGAGTTTATCTTTCTCCATCCTTTCAACTTGTGCTTGATGCATGTCAGCAATTCTTGATTTCTTTTCATCAATTGCTGATTGTCTATCTTTTTCAAGTTCTTTCATCTCTTTCTTATAAACTTGTGAATTAATATCACCCCTCTTTAGAGCTTCATATAATTCTTTTCTTTTTTCTAAGTTTATATAAGTATCAGCATCTTCTTGAAATTGGGAAGTTACCGATTGTTTACCTAGTTTTCTAGTTGGTTGTATAGGTTGAATTGGTGTAATTGGTTTCACCTCTTCACTAACAACTTTCTTTTTGATAACTGGTTTTTTCTTCTCTTCTACAATCGGTTCAGGCTTAACACTTACCTTAATCTCATCGGTGTTAAACCCAATTTTATTGTTCTCTTCTAAACCAAAAGCCCTTGCAACAGATGCTGATGGTTTTTTAATTTCTTTTGTTTCTTCTGTAACTTCTTCTTTTTTTACTTTAAAATCAGTTATATTACCAAAGATACTAACTAGTTCTTGCAAACTTTCTTTTGCTTTTTCTATAGAGGGTTTTACTTCTTCAAGGTTTTTAACCTCTTCCTCATGTTTCTGACCTTTGTTATTAAAACTGTCTACTGGAATAAAAGACTCATCAATAGAAAAAAAATTAACTTTATCTTCTATTCTCTTTTCTTCAGCAAGTTGGGCTTCAATCTTCTTTTCCAGAACTTTTGCCTGTTTTTGTTTTTTATCCTCACGAACATCATCTATGGATAAACCAGCGAGTTTTCGTAATTTCATTTTTGGTTTTAAATCATCCATATCCATTAACCTTTCATCAAGTCTGTTACAGATTTGGTACTCCAAAACTTACACGACCAATATTTTGCTTTCCATTTAGGCCCAGGATCTTTATCACAACCATGTCTGGCTCTAAATGCTTTTCTTCTTGCTGGGTCATCTCTTTTGATAGACATATTAGGGTCACCAAATTCGACTTTAACTACGTTACCTTTGTCATTCTTGACATAAACTTTGTATTTTTTAACATCACCCTTTGTAGGATTATTTAGTTTTTTTCCTTCGGCATCTTCTTCAACTTCACCCCAATCATTCATTTTTTTAAATTCTGTAAATGATGCGGCAAGTTTTCTTACTGCTTTTCTTCTTGCAAATTGGGTTTGTCCAGCTTTACCCTTTTTAGGAATTAGTAAGTTAGGTAATTTTTTATCTTTCTTTAGAGTTGTTTTTTCACCGACATCAGTTTCCTCTGGCACACAATTGGGTACTTCTTTTCCACCCTTCATTTTCATACCAACTTGTTTGTAACCACTCCAACATGGGCCTGATTCAGATTGTAATGATTCTTCATCAAATCCATCAACCTCGGCACAATCATCACAACAACCAACCTTTTCAAGCATTGTATCGTGAACTTCATTTAATTTCCACCACCAATCTTCACCATGTTTTAGTTCGTAGTTTGCACGAACAGCTTGATTTTCAAACCATTCATTAACTTGTCCTGGCGTTACTTTCTTAGTATGATTTGTATACTCATCTGTACCTAACTCATATGATTCTTTTTTCTTTGCTTTATGTGCTTTCTTTGCAGCTCTTACTTTACCTTGTAAATCTGGGTCTGCCTTACCACCAGTTAACATTGAGTTCACTCTTGCAAATGCCCATTGTTGTGGTGTAGTGCCTGGGCGATGTCCACCTTTCCATGCAGCCATACCTCTGTCATATGACTTTTTAAGAATACCATATGGAACACCAGTTTCACTAGATTTCTTTACAAGTCCAGCAATTTTTTCGTCTAGTTGGACAGACTCTACATAAGGTTTTTGTTTCACGCCTCTCTCCTTTTCAACTTCTTTATTTGCTTTATCAAGTATCTGATCTGTATCATAACTAGGATTAAACTCTATAGGTTCAGTTGGATCGCCTCTAACGAAAGCACCTTTTGACTTATCTTGTTTTGGATCTACTTGGCCTGGATAATGTATGAAATCTTCATTCTTGTCAAGTATTTCACCATACATCTGTTTATACTTCTTGGTGTATTGTGATGGTTTAGTAGTTGCACCTTTATCGCCAGGCGCTTTATCACTAGAACCACCCTTTGCAAAATGTCTTGCACGAGCAATCTTTGTAGATTTAGACATTTCATCACCCTCTGTATCTTTAGAATAATACTTAGCGGGCTGTGTTCCTTTTACATCTGCAACATCACCTTTTACTTGTTTTGTCTTTGTAATCTTTTTAGGTTCTTCTCTTAGTCTTGGTTCTCTTCTATTCTTAGATGGATCTTCCATTTTTAAATTACTAGGGTCGTTATTAAGTGGGTTATTATCTCTGTGTCCAACATCTAAACCTTGAACTGCTTTATTACCCATAATTCTACGAGCCTGATTTCTAGAAGAACGTCTTGCAATCTGTTCTGGTGTACCTTGATAGTTATCGTATTCTTTTCTATAGTTTCTAACTTCTGTTAACCATGCCTTGTGGACTTTGCCAGATGAATCATTAAATGATATATAATTAGTTCCTCTTGAAATAATTTTACCATCAATACCATTTGCACTAATCATTTCTCCAACCAACCAGATTTTTCCAGTGAGATACTTATCTCTTAGAGTTTCATAGTCATCCATGTCACCCATGTCTTTTTCTTCTCTGATACCCATATATTTACGAACATCATTAAATAACTTTCTTGCAGTTGTTTCATCAGAAGCAACTCCTTGTTTGAAAATATCAAAACTGTTTGCAGTTGCAGCAGCTCTCATCTTCGATGCCGACATACCTTCAACACCCTCTGCATCTGGGTCTCTTTCTCCAGCAGAAATAACTCTGATTTCATCGAAACCATAATAACCGTGTTTTTTACCTTCTACACCATTATACTGATTTAATAGTCTTTCAAACTCTTTTACTCTATCAGAACCAGCAATCATAGTGATTGACTTGTATCCTTGTCCATGTAATCTAACGGCAATGTCAAACACATTTCTTATTTTAGTGTCTGCGATAATGTTTCTAGAATGTTTCTTAAATATCTTTCTCATGTATGCGACTTTTAGAGCATACGGTAAAGGGTCTTTAGCAGGACTTTGGGATTGTGAAGCAAAGATAGAATAATCTTTAGAACCAGAAGAGGTTTTTGCAACCTTCATGATTAGTTTTTCATGTCCAATTGTTGGTGGATTAAACCTACCGAAAGTGAACGTATGATTAAACTTAGCTTCGTTAAGTATTTGTTTAAATTTTTTCATTTATCCCATGCCTTTATAGCGGTAAAGTTATTAAACGAGAACTCCATTCTGTCTACTAATTTAACTGCATTTCCACTAACTCTATCAATCGCAACATACCCCTCTGGGTTAGTTACTTTAAATCCATTACTAGTCTTAATAAAGGTGCTTGTCAATCCCTTTACACTATTTAGTTTATTTACGATTTCTGCTTTAGCATCAACTAAATAGTTTTGAAACTCTAGAGTTAAGGTTAATACGTTTGTAAATTTCTTGACTTCTCGTACATACTCTTTTTGTAAATTCTTATATTTTTCTTTACCAGCAACCGATTTTACTTTATCAATATTCTTTTGTAAAGCCATCTCTACATGTTTAGCATATCCTATTGCATGTTGTCTAGGATTTGTTATTGTCTTTCCAGCTCTAACTTTAGTATTATTATATGTTTTTAACCCAGCACTAGCAAGTTGCCCAGTAAATACTTCTTGTAGTTTTAAAAAAGATCTTAATTGATTCGCATTAATTTTTTGAAAAGTCTTTCCAGTTTTTGAAAGTAAATCTGTAACTTTTTCAGTTTCTTTTGCATTAAATGTCGCACTTCCAGACACATCTTTGTAAGTTGCATCGTCCATCCAGACAGACGCTGGTTTACTTAAACTTGATATGTTTGCACCAAATGATGCTTTCATTGATTGTAAATCACTTCCAGTGTACGTTGTATGCCAAACAACACCAATCTTTGCTTTGTTTATTGTATTCCCCAATTCACTATTAATAGGTATAGCGTAAACAATAGTATTGGGCTGAAAAGTATAGTATTTTTCACCATCAATTGTTGAGGTGTCAACGTCATCGGTAAACATAAGGTCTCCTTGCAGAACACCTTTAATACCCAATTTAGAAAATTCTGTAAATGCAATTTTAAATTTAGAATTAAGAGAGCCAGATAGGTTGTCATCATCTATTTCCTTTATTGATTTGTATAGTTTAGGTTCAGCATTAAATACAGACTTCTTTGCAACAAAGAACTTATTATCAGAAGGGTCGATGCCAGAAAAGATTGCAGGCGCACCATCCCACTTAACAGTCATTGAAATAGATGAACGAGAGTTACCAGCAAGCATATCTCTTAATGAACGTAGGAAGTTAATTGCAGCTCTACCACCGTCAACTCCGTAGTTGAGAATTTCATCCTCTAGATGTTCTAGGTGTAAATTCTTACCACCCTTATCTTCTGTAAGTAGTTGATTAAATGTTTTCATTTGGTATACGCCTTATAGCCTGTGCCAGTTTCTCTATTGTGCCACCTTTTATGCCAGGCCCAATTACTAATTCTACCACACTTAGTTTCTACCATACGATAGAATTTGTCAAGTACTTTTATTTTTAAACGTATCTTCATTTTTGCAATC